GCCGATTCTTCCGGTATTACGGTCAATGTTGTATTGCTCGCGGAATTTCTGATCGGTAAGTAACAAATCGTTTGCGTGTTCAGAACAAAGGACCAGACGGCGATTCTCAACCGGCACACCAAGTTTATCCATTGCGCGCTTCATTGCAATAATGTCATTAACTGTCAATTTGATTCGGCCGGTTTCTTCGTCAACCTCACCTGATGTAGCCAATACCGGCGTTTTCGAGGTGTTTGACTTTGCACAAAGTGCATGAGCGGCTTTCGCAAACTTAGCATCATTAATCGCGTTAGTGTGCGATTCTTTCACGCGCGAAAGCTTGTCGTAAGAGCAAGCATAAAGCTCATCATCAGTGATAGGTGTCGCCTCCGTTTGAAATTTATTCAAAGAAACCTTGATATCAGCGTCATCAAGTGCTGTCACCGGAATTGGATAAGTCGTATTGTTCACCAATACGTTCGGGTCAACGCCTACATCAACAAGGTGAATTATGTCGTTGTTGACAATTGATGACTGATCAGGAATGCCGTCAAGCCAAGACCCGTCAAGCAAACCACGGAGGGCTTTAACCAATTCGCCAAGCCATATCTCCGTAAAGACAGTTGCTTGTAGCTTCCCTTGCTCTCGCGGAAGCAAGCTCATCACAATTGCACCGAGAATCATCGCAATTGCACACACCCACGGATTTGCGCCAATGGCAAACCCTATTGTAGCACCAATGACAAAATTAATCATAAGCGCTAAGCAGATTTTTGTAATCTTTTTCATCCTCATTATAATTTTATTGTTTATAATTCACATTCATAGCCATATTCGGCTTTAAAAAGACGCTTATACTCTCCAATGTCGTTGGTTCGCATCTTCTCAAGCTCATTTGAGGGAACTTCACTCAACTTTTTGTAAGTTTTTTGTCCGTCCGATGGCGTAGGGTCTAAAAATTGAGAGAGTTTAACCTGCGCAGCCATCGCCTCAAAGGTCTTCTTAAGAGAATCTACGCCAATCTGCTTACCAAGCGACACAAAGTGTTCCTTTTTGTCGAGGCCTATTTTTCTCTCTGCAATTGCTCCATCTACAGCGGTATTAATAGCCGACAATTCCATTTCCGCTTTAGATTTAAGCAATTCAACATTGCTTTGCTCAGCTTTGAGCAGCACTTTAATTCTCTCATTAATGGCTGCTTCATCTGCCGTTTCTGTCAAGCCCAATTGGAGGGCTAAAATTTTAATGTCCATTTCTTTTTTGTTTTGTGATTTAATATTTAGCTTAGGCAGAGGATTGTCACCCTTGCCGAGAGTTACTAATTTACCATCCTTGCGAAGCACTATGGCATCGTCGTTAGAGCCAATATCGACCAGCGACACTTCATAAAGCTTGCTCTTTGTAATTGTTGGCGACGTTTGCCCTTGAATAACTTGGTCTGCATCTTCACTCATCTCCAATATGTCAATGCCGACGCTTACCATTTTGAGGCTACCGAACTCCCATTGCTTTTTGCATTGTTTAGAGAGATCTGTGGCTTGATCAAAATCCAATTCAGCAGTGATGCCGTCATCCTCTCGGCGCAAATCTTTCAGTATGCCTATAACCTGTCCGCGTGAGTGCATATACAGTAGCACGGGGTTGCGTTCATACTGAGAGATATCCATACCGGCGGTCAAGACGCGCCCGCCATAGCTATTCAAGCCATCGCTTGTTATTCTCACTCGTTTACCCATACGTTTTTAATTTTTGCCGAAAGTTACATCAGCAATATGTGCATCTCCAAAAAAGTGTGCAACCATTGCACACATCTATGCAACCATTGCACACTTTTTTGGCTGACGGCGATTTGTAGCTTCATCTTTGCATATTATTAACCGCAAATGCGCAATCTTATTTTTATATGATAAAAGCAACAAAAGCAGAAACCGAAAGGAAAAAAGAGCTTGCACGCGCTCTTTTCATGGCGGGCACACCGCAAGACGAAATTGCCGAGAAGGTTGGCATTTCGCGAGTAACCGTGTCTAAATGGACAAACTCTGAAGGGTGGAAAGAAGCCCGTGCCGCCAAAAATATTACACGTCCGGAGCTGGTCAACAAACTTCTACTTGCAATTGACAAACTCATAGAGCAAGTGAATGTCCCGGATGCAGATGTCGCCCAACTTTCAGGCCTTGGTGACAAACTTTCAAAGTTAGCGAGTGTCATTCAGAAGCTCGACAAGCAAGCTAATGTAGTTGACGCAGTAGAAGTATTTATGGCATTCAACACTTGGTTGAAGTATCGAGCAGCCACGGACCCGGAAGTAACTCCGGAACTAATCAAGGCAATCAATAAATATCAAGATAAATTCCTCATCGAATCGATGGGCAAAAACTCTTTAAATTCATAATATGTCAGGTGTAGCTTTGTCGTCCGAGACGCGCGCGGCTTTGGAACTGTGGCGTGAACACTGTAGAGAAATACAATCTGCTACAGATGTCTCGCTATATGCCGCCAGAGAAACAGCCGCAGAGCGTGACAAGCGCATCAAACGACTTTTAAATAATTACAGCGCTTTCTGTGAGTATTACTTTCCGCACTTCTTAACGCTTCGCGACAAGGCTACAGGCGAGGTGGTGCGCATTATTCACAACGCACCATTCCATAATAAGGCTGCCGAAAAAGTCAAGTCCACCCCTAACCTCAAGGCTGTATTCAAGTGGCCGCGCGGTCACGCCAAATCTACACACTTCGATATCTTCATTCCCCTTTGGTTGATGTTTCAATCAAAGAGGCTTATAAACTTCATGGTTATAGTCGGCAAGTCTGAGGACAGTGCCAACCGTTTACTCGGTGACATACAAGCAGAACTTGAATATAACCAACGCCTTATAGCTGACTTCGGCGAACAGAAAAACCTCGGCTTCTGGACTGAAGGCTCTTTCAAAACCAAAGCCGGAGTCACTTTCCTCGCTTGCGGTCGTGGCCAATCCCCGCGTGGTTTACGTGATCGTGAAGCTCGTCCGGACTACATTGTCATTGATGACTTGGACGATGATGAGCTTTGTCGCAATGAGAAGCGCGTCAAGGAACTAACAGACTGGGTTAAGGAAGCGCTTTTTGGTGCACTTGATGTCGGCCGTGGTCGCTTTATAATGGTTGGCAATCTTATCTCTAAGACTTCCGTATTGGCGAATATCGCCGCTATACCATCGGTTTATGTGTCCGAGATAAAAGCGGTTGACGGCAACGGCAATCCCGTGTGGAAAGAGAAATGGACAAAAGAGGAGGCAGCACAATATGCAGAGTTTGTAGGCTATCGCGCTTGGCAGAAGGAGATGATGCACAATCCTATTAACGACGGTACTATATTCCGCCACGAATGGATAAGGTATAAGAAGGTATTGCCTCTAAACAAATACGATATGCTGGTATGCTATACCGATCCGTCATTCAAGTCTACCACAGCCAATGACTATAAGGCTTGTCGTCTGTGGGGTAAGGCCGGGCGCGAGCTGCATCTGATTGATTGCTACGTCCGCCAAGATACCGTCTCGGGAATGGTGCGCTGGCTGTACAATCTCTACGAATCACTTCCTAAAGATGTTGCAGTGTCATTCTTCATGGAGTCGAATTTCATGCAAGACATCATCCTCGATGAGTTTGCAGCCGAGGGTGACATTCGCGGCTATCAGTTGCCAATAACAGGCGACCGTCGCAAGAAGCCCGAAAAGATTCAACGCATTGAAGCCATTTCTCCGCTATGGGAACGTGGCTTTGTCTATTACAATGAGGCGCTGAAAGATTCGCCCGACATGCAAATTGGCATTGAACAAACGTTGGCTCTCGAGCGTGGATCACGCGTACATGACGATGCACCCGATGCCGACGAGGGAGCAATTTGGTTCCTTCAACGTAACACTCGACAAGAACAGTTTCAACCCGTGGCGATTCCTCGCCGCTCACCTAAAAATTACTGGTAATATGGTTAAGAAAATCAAACAACTCATTTTTGCGCTGAGATACACTCTCGCAGTTCAGAGAGCAAAAAAAATTGCTGTCAAAACCGGCAGTCGCTGTTATGTAACAATCTTTAATGGTCGCCCATGCATAGTCATAAAACAGAGAATTGAGCAGCTGGCAAGCGAAGGTTATCCCGTTAAAGTCGAAGATCTTGAGCGCATGGCGCTTTTCATCACTAAATAAAGAGTATCGTTATGTTTATCACAGAAGAAGATTACAGAGTAGTCATAGGCGATGCAGCCTTAAAAGTCATTTCGCAAACATCGGCTGAAAACATAGCCAATGCTGAAGCTGAAGCTATTGAAGAAATATCCGGCTACCTTCGCCCGGTTTATGACACAAACGCCATATTCTCGGCGGCGGGCGATGCGCGAAATCGACTTGTCGTAATGTACACTGCCGACATCGCTCTCTACCACCTTATAGCTTCGCAACCGCAGAAGTTCGGTAGCGAAGTCCGTAAAGAACGTTACGAAAGAGCCATCAAATGGCTTGAGGGTGTCCAATCCGGGAAAATCATCCCAGACCTTCCAACGGCTGAATCAGATGACAATTCTCCGGCGTTCGGCACTTACTTTACCTCTAACAAAAGATTACATAATGACTGGTAACTATGGCTAAGAACAAGAACAGAAATAAAGAGCAGAAAGTGCTAAAAACAGCCTACGGCGATTTAAATCTCGCTAAGGCATCCGACAGAGCCGTTGTTAAAGGTGTCATCGCAGGATTGCAACGCACAACCGATGCTCTCACTCGGAAAGACATCGCCGACTGGCGCAAAGCGTGGCAGATGGCTATCAATGTTGACAGTCCTAACCGCCAACGTCTCTATGATATTTATCGCGATGTAGAGGTGGACGCACACCTATCGGGCTGTATCGAGCAGCGCAAGGGATTCGTCCTCTCACGATCTTTCAAACTCGTGGACGCTCAGGGCATGGAGAATGCTGCTGCACAGCACTACTTAGACCAAGAATGGTTTAAGCAGTTGCTGCGTCACTGCCTCGATGCCAACTATTGGGGACACTCGCTCATCGAGCTGGGTGATGTCATCACTGATGGTGATGGCTGTCCTTGTTTCGATTGTGTGCGCCTCGTCCCCCGAAAGCACGTCATCCCTGAGTATCACCGTTGCGTGTCAAATACAGGTGAAGATTGGCGAACAGGTATCGACTATCACCAACCGCCTTTCAATGATTGGCTCGTTGAAGCAGGTTCGCCTGATTCACTCGGTCTGTTCCTCAAAGCTGCACCTCTTACCATTCCAAAGAAGAACGCTGCATCTTTCTGGGATACCTTCGCCGAGATTTTCGGTATGCCTATGCGCGTAGCCAAGACTACAACCCGCGATAAGTCTGAGTGGAAGCGTCTTGAGAGTATGATGAATGATGCCGGCAGTATGCTCAGCATGATTACTACAGGCGAAACCGACTTACAATTTGTGGAGTCCGGTAAAGGTGATGCCTACAACGTCTATGACCGTCGCATCGACCGCGCCAACTCCGAGATTTCAAAGCTAATCATAGGTCAGACCATGACCATTGAGGATGGCTCGTCACTATCTCAATCACAGACACATCTTCAAGTCTTTGAGAATCTCGTTGAAACCGATAGAGATATGCTGCGCGACATAATCAACAACCAGTTGATACCGCGCATGACTAAACATGGCTTTCCAATTGCAGGACTACGTTTTGAGTGGGATTATGCTGTCGACTACACGCCGGAACAGCAACTCGCTTATGAGACTTTCATAACCGACCGCTACGAAGTCGACGGGAAATACTTCGCCGAGAAATACGGCATGCCTGTTGGTGAACGCCGCAACAACTTCGAGCCACAGCTGCCTGACGATGATGATAGCAATAATGACGGCAAAAGCGACGACAAAGATAAGAGCAGCCAAACTCACGCTCGACCTTTTTTCGACTAAGCCCCTCCGACTATGAGGGGCTACACAGCCGTTACGCTCGACTGTTGGCTGATGTCTCTATGACTTTTGCCGGCGGCAGTGAAGATGCCGAGGATAAGATACGTCGCAAGCTTTCATCCCTCTTCGAAAAAATGATGAACGCACTCTACCAACAAAAGGGTGCGCAGCTCGACATAAACATACTTGCGTCCACCGAAGCACAGTCATTCATCAACGCCCACGCCTCAGTGCTTGATTCGGCATTCACCAAGACAGATATGTCAGAATCTATGCGCCGGCGCTTGCAGCGCTCCGACTACATTTTTTCCGGAATGAAAACATTCCATGAGCTCAACGAAGCATTCCCCTCACTGCTTGATGCAAATGGCAATAGAAAACCATTCGAACAGTTTTTGAACGACGTTAAAAGCATCGACAAAACCTATAACACCAACTACCTCCGCGCTGAGTACAACTTCGCCCAATCATCGGCTCAAATGGCTGCCAAATGGGAGAGCTTCATGGAGGATGGCGACCGTTACAATCTGCAATATCGCACTGCAGGTGATGACAAGGTGCGCCCACAACATGCCGCCCTAAATGGAGTGACACTGCCGCCAAGCGATTCCTTTTGGGATAGCTACTATCCACCCAACGGCTGGAATTGCCGCTGTACTGTCGTACAAGTGCGCAAAACCAAATACCCGGCTACCGACCACAGCGAGGCTGTAGCGAGAGGAGAAGAAGCATTACAGAACGATTCAAAGGGTATATTCCGCGCCAACTCAGGCAAGGAGGGTAAGACGTTTCCGGATTACAACCCTTACACCATCCGCCGTTGCCGCGACTGCGACATAGCTAAAGGCAAACAAACACTCGCTAAAAACTTCATTCCTGATAATGAACTGTGCGATGCTTGTAAATCAATTAGGAATGCAAATCAAAGAACTAATTCAAATCAAGATTATTATGAGCGACTTAAAAACGACCCAGAATACCATAGCGTGGAGTATGACCCGAAAAGTGGTGGCGTGAAAGCAATTCATAATGAACACATCATACATTCCTCAGAGAAAGAGCCTACATTCTTTGACGATGAGAAACTTACTTCAACCGATTTGGAAATACTCTGTCAAGATGTGTTATTCAAAAATGGTTATAGATGTATCTTATTGAACGAAAGTAAATTTGACGCTTCCGGCAAACAGTTGCCTCAATTGGACACCGAAACAAATGGCATCGTTATGGATATTCGCGCAATAACAGGCAACGGTAAATCTACCATCAAGAATGCAATCAATGATAAAAAGAAACAATTAAAAAATTTCAATGCTAAGACAGGCTCCGATGCCCATAGTCT